TACAGAGTTTGGAAAACTATATGTCGAAGGCAAAAAAGAAGAATCAGAAGATGTTGGAGAATTTGTCTATAAAGGATTGGCCCAACGTTCCTTCGAACGAGTTTGGACGATCACCGACGATACAGAGATTGGATCCGTCAGCTTTGAAGATGGACTCTTAACTGTAAACTTGAACAAAATTGTTCCAGAGCATCATGCTCGTAAGGACTACATATAAATAACAATGAGTTCGAGATGGAATCGAGGGCCGCCAACTTAGTTGACTGTCCTCTTTTTTTATGCTATACTATTTTTAACCGATAAAAACAATGTCTATAAAACTTGCTGTATTAAAATCTGGTGAACATGTAATATCAGATGTAAAAGAACTTGTTGATGGAGATAGGTTATGTGGATACCTTTTCCAAAATGCTTATACTCTAGAGGCTAGACCACCTGAGTTTATAACAGAGGAACAAAAAGAAACAGGGGAATCTGCTGTTGAGGTAATGTTAAGACCATGGCTTATTTTTTCTGAAGAGAGAAAAGTACCTGTTAGAGCTGATTGGTTGGTAACTCTTGTAGAACCTGTAAATAAAATTAAAGAACTTTATGAGGAAAGAGTAAATGTCGATAAAGATTATTTGTCTAATGAACAATCAGAAACTGATATCCCAAATACAGGAAGTATCAACTGAATTGGGAGAACCTGATTGTAAATTAATTGACCCTTATCTTGTTGGTGAGAAAGATACTCTTTCCCAATGGTTAATTGATGTTAGCAGTCAACGTGAAATTATGATATCATCAGATAAGATATTGACCCTTGTTGATCCTAAGGCAACTCTACTTAAAAAGTACGAAAAACTTACTACATAATGCGATTCTATACAAACGTTCAGATGGTTGGAGACAACTTCTTAGTTCGTGGTTACGAAAATGGAAAACATTTTGCGACCAGAGAGAAGTTTTATCCAACCCTTTTTGTGTCTTCTAATAAAAAGACAAAGTACAAAACTTTAGAAGGTGAATATGTTGAGGCAGTCAAACCTGGAACTGTGCGTGAGAGTAGAGATTTTATAAAGAAGTATGATGGTGTAGAAGGATTTAAAGTCTTTGGTAATGAAAGATTTATCTATCAATATATCTCTGACCAGTATCCAGAGGAAGAAATAAAGTTTGATATAAACAAGATTAAAATATCTACACTTGATATTGAGGTAAAGTCAGAGAATGGTTTCCCTGATGTAGAATCTGCTGCAGAAGAAATCCTACTAATTAGTCTTCAAGATTATAATACTAAACAGATTCGTACATGGGGTCTAGGGCCATTTAATAATAAACAGGACAATGTAATATACAAATCATTTAAGACTGAGTATGAACTCTTGCTTAGTTTTATCAACTGGTGGATGGTAGAAGAAAATACACCAGAGGTTGTGACTGGATGGAACAGTGAGTTGTATGATATTCCATATCTGACTAGAAGACTTGATCGTGTTCTTGGTGAAAAACTCATGAGGAGAATGTCTCCATGGGGATTAGTGACTGAAAGAGAGATCCATATTATGGGACGTAAACAAATCTCTTATGATATTGGTGGTGTTACACAGTTAGACTATTTGAATCTTTATAAGAAGTTTACTTATAAGGCACAGGAGTCATACCGTTTGGATTATATTGCTAGTGTAGAACTAGGGCAAAAGAAATTAGATCACAGTGAGTTTGATACATTTAAAGATTTCTACACAAAGGGTTGGCAAAAGTTTGTAGAGTATAATATAATTGACGTTGAACTTGTTGACCGTCTGGAAGACAAGATGAAATTGATTGAACTAGCAATAGTTATGGCTTATGATGCTAAGGCAAACTATGCTGATGTATTCTCTCAGGTTCGTATGTGGGATACTATTATCTACAATTATCTTAAGAAAAGAAATGTTGCTATTCCTCCTAAAGAACAAACTGATAAAGATGCAAAGTACGCAGGTGCCTATGTTAAAGAACCGATTCCTGGAAAGTATGATTGGGTTGTCTCTTTTGACCTTAACTCTCTCTACCCTCATCTTATTATGCAGTACAATATCTCCCCAGAGACCCTCGTGGACAGAAAACACCCGTCCGTTACAGTTGATAGACTCCTCGAAGAGCAAGAGGTAATTGATGGTGAGTATGCTGTATGTGCAAATGGTGCACAATATCGTAAGGACGTTCGAGGGTTCTTACCAGAACTGATGGAGAAGATTTACAAAGATCGAACCATTTACAAAAAGAAAATGCTACAAGCAAAGCAGGATTATGAAAAGAAAAAGTCTAAAAGGTTGGAGAAGGAGATTGCTAGATGCAATAACATTCAGATGGCTAGGAAGATTCAACTTAATAGTGCTTATGGTGCTATCGGCAACCAGTACTTCAGGTATTATAAACTTGCTAATGCAGAAGCAATTACCTTATCAGGTCAAGTATCTATTCGTTGGATAGAGAACCGCATGAATAGGTACTTAAATAAAATATTGAAAACGGAGAATGAAGATTATGTTATTGCTTCAGATACTGATTCCATCTATCTTAATCTTGGGCCTTTGGTGGAGGTCATATACAAGGGGAGAGAGAAAACTAATGAAAGCGTTGTGTCGTTCCTTAATAAGATCTGTGAGGTGGAATTTGAAAAGTATATTGAGAGTTCTTATGAAACGTTGGCCAAATACGTAAGTGCCTAAGATAATAAGATGGTAATGAAAAGGGAGAACATTGCTGATAGAGGTATATGGACTGCTAAGAAAAGATACATCTTAAATGTATGGGATAGTGAAGGTGTTCGTTATGAAGAACCTAAACTTAAGATGATGGGTATTGAAGCAGTTAAGTCATCAACTCCTGCACCATGTCGCACAATGATTAAAGATGCATTGAAGATAATGATGAATGGAACAGAAGATGAAGTGATTGATTATATTGATGCATGTCGTAAGGAATTCAAAACATTACCACCAGAGGATATAGCATTTCCCCGTACTGCATCTGATGTTCGTAAGTATCAGGCATCTTCTACAATATATTCGAAGGGAACTCCTATACATATACGGGGTGCATTATTATTCAACCATTATGTTAAACAGAAAAAGTTGACTAATAAATATTCACTTATCGGTAATGGAGAGAAGGTCAAGTTTCTCTACCTTAAAAAACCGAATACTATACAGGAAAACGTTGTATCATTCATTCAAGATTTTCCTAAAGAACTTGGACTTGACAAATACATTGATTACGATTTACAATTTGAGAAAAGTTTTGTGGAACCACTCAAAGCAATTCTTGATGCGATTGGTTGGAATGTAGAAAAAACTGTAACTTTAGAATCATTTTTCTCCTAATGGAATTACCTATCAACAATAAAGATTTAGATACTATTGTAAGGGCTCTTGCCCTAGGTGGTGATACTAGACTATATTATCTTCTAAAAAATTATAGAGATGATTTAGAAGTGGAAAGAACTGAGGAATACGAATGTGATATCTAATTCGATTGCACTCGTAATTGCTATTCCACAAGAAGCTGAAGGGATAACTGATTATCCAGTTTACTTTAGTGGGTGTGGTAAAGTTAATGCAACTATTGCTACAATGAAAGCAATTAATGATGGACATGACTACATTATAAATTTTGGTACAGCAGGTGCTGTATCTCCTATTTCGGGTCTAGTTGAAATAACTGGATATGTTGATAGAGATATGGATGCAAGACCAATTAAATGTGAGCTTGGACAAACACCCTTTGAAGATGGTATAATACTAGGTGAAAAGGGAATAGTATGTGGAACAGGTGATAAGTTTGCTACTTGCACACCAGAAATTGAGTGTGATATAGTGGACATGGAATCCTATGCCATTGCTAAAACTTGTATAAAACAAGGAGTAAAGTTCCGAAGTTTTAAATACATATCTGATAATGCTGATGAAAACTCAGCATCTGATTGGGAAGAAAATGTTCACAAAGGTAATGAACTATTCCAAAAACTACTTAATGAAATAAAAAATTATGGACTTTCTTAAAGAAATTGTAAAAGAAATTGGTGATGAGTACAC